ACCGACTCAAACGCGGTCATCTGGGGCTTCTCCGCAACCCCCTTCGGTGACGACCCAGAGCGAAATGCCACGCTCAAGAAATTCTTCGGCGAGAATAATTTTGTCACCATCCCGCGTCAGGAGGTTCTCGACGGTGGATCAATCACCGCCGGCGAGGTCTACGTCCACGACCTTGATGAGCCTGGTCAGTTCGATTACTCAATTAACGACCAGACCGTGATCGAGACGATGCGTCGATGCCGGCGTTACCCAATGATACCAATCGACACGCACCAAAGCCGCGCCCGTTGGCAGTTCACCGCTGAAGCGATCCGCAACAATCACAAGCGCAACTACACGATAGCAAAGTTGGCTAATGATTCCCCGCAATCTGTGCTGGTCTTGGTGTCCACCGTAGAGCATGGAGAATTTCTCCAGCTTGCGATCCACGACTCCACGCTCGTCCACGCCAAGATACCCAAGAAGAAGCGCAGGGCCACCATCGAGGCATTCCGTGACGGCACGCTGCGCTGCATGATTGCGACCTCGCTGGCCGACGAAGGTCTTGACGTACCACGCGCTGCTGTGCTCATACTCGCATCAGGTGGAAGGTCAGCAGGAAAAATTGAGCAGCGTACCGGTCGCGTCATGCGGCCACACGCTGACAAAGATTTCGGCACCGTCCACGACTTCAAGGACCGCGGCGCATCGCTGGCACACTATCAATTTCTTTCTCGCATAAAAACCTACAAAAAACTTGGCTACAAAATTCATCCATGATCTTACGCTGCCCCCACTGCTCAGAAGTTATGATCGTCAACCCGGCGGCCATGCTCGGGGCGATCAAAACTAAGAAGAAAGCCCGTCAGTCGCGCATCAACGGCAAAAAGGGCGGGAGGCCCAAAAAGAAATGAGCGACTCACCGGAATCGAATTGCATGAGGACCTTTGAGTTCCTCATGAAAAAGTACAAGGACGAGATCGACCTCGACCTAAAAGTTCAAGGGAGCCACCCAGACCAGAAAGAGCACGACGCAATTTACAAGCTGTACTACGATAAAAAATTAACCATCCAGCAGATCAGCATCCGCTACCACCGCTCAAAGGCTTTCGTCTCCAAGATAGTTAACCGCAAACACAAATTATATAAACATGAAACCGGACAATAATTACTTCATCGTCTCAGATTTATTTCTAAAGGAATACTCCGACCTCGTCGTCTCGCCACCGAACCCCGCAGACTACGACGACATCTTTAAGGTCAGCGGATCGAGTAACATCACGGTGCGCGACTGTACGATTAATCCTGACGGCGGCAACCGCGAGGACGGCGTGGACATCATGCGCTACTCAAAGTACATTGAATTCAACTGGTGCAAGGTTGGCGCCGGGAAGAAGTACGGCTTCACAATTAAGGGCGGATCGAACAACGTGACACTGCGCGACTGCACCATCACCCGCGGCGGCGGTAACTGGGAGCGCGTAGACATCGACATCGGAAATTGGTCCACGACCACGCCGGCCAAGACTGGCGTCGTGACCATCGACCACGTCACGCGCACCGACGGCAAACCTGTCCGCGTTCGCGTAGGCTGGGCGGACAAGCCCGTCATTATCGGACCCAAGGTCCACATTCTTTTCTGGCAGAGCCTCGGACTCAAGATCTACTGCCTCGTCCGCCGCGCACTCCTCAAGTTATCATGAACGGAAAGGGCGACTCACCACGCAACTGCTTCTCGGAAGCGTACCGCAACAACCACGACCACATCTTTGCATGCAAAAGTCAGAAGACAAAAAAGACCAACTCATCGGACGCGCAGCCATCGCGCTTGTGCTCTCACACGAAAACTCATGCGGACGCGCACTCACCATCGACGAGGCAATGTTCGTTAGCCAAACCATCGTTGACCTAATCGAACACGGCCACCCAGAACTTAAAGAAGACATCACGCGGAACTGAACCCTCCGCTCAACCCATGACAACACTCGAACGCGCCAGACTATATCTGGCATCATGTCCGCCTGCCATCTCTGGCTCCAGCGGACATAACGCAACCTTCACCGTGGCAACCGCACTGGTCCACGGTTTTTCTCTGCCCAGATCAGACGCACTCACGCTGCTCACAGAATTTAATCTGCGCTGCACTCCACCGTGGTCTGAGCGCGAACTCATCCACAAGGTAGACCAGGCCGAGAAGACATCGCACGATAAGCCCCGCGGTCACCTGATGGCGTCACACTTCACGCCGGCGTCCAGCATCAAGAGTTGCGTGTCACCGAGCGGCAAGTTCGTGGCCAACCGGTGTCAGGGTGTCACCATTTCGACGGCCAAGGAGAGCGGCTTCGACGCGACCAAGAAGTTCCTGACCACAATCTTCTCACCGGATGACTGGATCTGCATCACGAACGACGCGACCTACGATCTGGAGCACGATAAGTACAACCCAGCCAGCAACGGCACGTTCATGCCACTGTCGCGCTGGCTCACATTCTTCCCTGACCAGATGTGGACAGGCACGAACCAAGGCGCATGGATACGCATAAACCCCACCAAGCCCGACCTGTTTACCGGATCGGACAAAAACGTCAGCGCGTACCGTCACGTCCTAATTGAATTTGATTCCAGACCCAAGCCCGAGCAGATCGACATCATCACACGCTGCCAGCTTCCGGTCTCCGCGGTCATCGACTCCGGTGGCAAGAGTGTACACGCCTGGGTGCGCGTTGACGCCACCGACGCCGGCGAGTGGGAGCAACGCCGTGACCAAGTGTACGACTACCTCGCAGACGTTGCACCCGACCCAAAAAATAAGAATCCATCACGATTCTCGCGCCTGCCCGGCATCATGCGCGGCGCCGCCGAGCAGACCCTGATCGCACTTAACATTGGCCAACCAACGTGGCAGGAGTGGATTGACTGGCGCGACCAGAACGAACTTGCGGAACCCACTAAGCCCAGCGACCTCATCGCATACAATACCGACAACGACCCGAACAACGTGCTGGGCAATCGCTGGCTCTGCCGTGGAGGATCGATGACAATCGTCGGACAGTCCGGTGTCGGCAAGTCCTCCTTCGCCATGCAGCTAGGTCTGACCATCGCGCTGGGCAAACCATTCTTTGGCATCAAGCCGATCAGACCTTTGCGCGTTGCGGTGGTGCAGGCCGAGAACGATATGGGAGATATGGCAGAGGCGCTCAAGGGCGTGATTGCCGGGATGAGGCTGGGCGGCGCAGATATAGTCACGTTGGACGAGAATGTGCGCTTCTATGACGAGACCGTTAAGACCGGCGCGGAGTTCATCAAGCTGGCACGATCAATCATCACCAAGCACCGCGCAGACGTGATCATCGTGGACCCGCTGTTGAGCTACGCCGGCGACGACATTTCGGAGCAGAGTTTTATGAGCAGCTTCCTGCGCAACCAGCTCAATCCGGTGCTACAGGAGACCGGCTGCTGCTGGGTCTGGCTGCACCATATGCCGAAGCCGCACAAGGGTGAGCAGGCCAAGGGGACCACGTCTGATTTGGCCTACGCCGGCGCAGGTTCAGCGGACCTCACGAACTGGTCACGCGAGGTCGCAGTCCTCCAGCGCGAGTCAGACGAGCAGGTCTACTCATTCACGCTCACCAAGCGCGGCAAGCGCAGCGGCATGATCGACGCGATGGGCAACCCGACCAGCGTGGCTCGGCTTAGGCACAGCACGACCGGCATCTGCTGGGAGTACGCACCGCCTGCAATGTTCACCGCGAGGCCAATCAAATGAAGTCCGACAAATTTAGGTTCATGCCACCGCTTAGACACGACCGCGTGTTCATTCGATCCGAAGTATTAGCACACATCGCGGAGGTCACCGGCCAGTCCATCGAGCAGACCGCACGCACCTTTCACTACCTCAGAAACAAGGGCCACCTGGTGTTCAACAGCCGCACCCGGAAGTGGTCCGGTGCCGAGTACATTCCAACCGAAGATGACGGCCAATTTAGGGCTAGGGTGGCTTCCGAGATCGCGGAATTGCGCAAGATCTGCAAGGAAAACTTAGCGAAGTGCAGGAGTCTGCAAGCCGCTAATGACATTATAGTTGAGAACTTCAATGCCTTGGTAAGTCACGTTAACCAGAAAAAAGGATGACGATAGGATGACGATAGGGTGATTTAGGGGGCTATGTGTGGGGGCTGCCTCTCCTAAAGGAGAGGGTAAGGTTCCCCCTCTCGCTTTTAGGCGACGGGGTCACCTACAAACAAATAAAAAGGCACAGATGTTTGCGTGCAAAAGAAAGCCCAACCGTTGAAGATTGGGCTGGTGGTACTCGCGGAAGGTCAAAACCCCGCAAATCGCTTAGGATGGCGTTCTAGGTGCCATCTGAGTTGATGTCGTCATCGATCTGTTTACCGTACCAGATGACGATCAGCGCGGCCCATGCCACGCCAACGATGATGGCACCAGCTAAAATTATGGCAGCGAGCGCGATCATTTGCGGGCCTCCCTGTTGCGTTCCACGATCATTGCGTCTGCTATTTCATAAGCCGCGTATCCTATCCAAGTACTTGCTCCGATAGGGTCTTTTGGAGCAATTCCAATTATGGCCTGCCCAGCAAAATAGTCGCGCAGGGTCATGCCCTTGTAACCCGATCCGTATTTTGGTTCAATAAAAAGAGTTGGAAAAGCTGGTCCGCCGCCGTCGATGATAGTACTCATGGCTTCGCCCCCCACACAAATTGCACGCGCAGATTTTCAGTCAGAACCCAGTGAGCGTGGCCCACCTCAACCGCCTCCTTCTGCATATGTTTCAAACCAAATATAAAACCAACAGCGACGGCGCAGGCCACCGCGATTCCCAGCACTATCAACTCTCGAATCATGTGTTTCATCGCAGCCACTAAATTGCGCCTGACAGCTCACGTCAATATCAAACCACTTGCGCCAAAAACTACGCTCTGGTATAAGCAAAGTATTGGATAACACGGCACAAGTTACCGCAACTCCGCCACCTGAGCTGACCACCGTCACCCAGAAGCTGGCGCGTGGATCAGACCTGGGCAAGTATACCGCAACGCAAATCAGTACGGAAAAGCGTACGCTTATCGAGGATCTCATCCGTAAGCAGATTCCAATCGCTCGCATCGCTTACGATACTAGCTCAAGCAAGTCTACCGTCCAGATCGTCCGGGATCAGCTACTCGAACGCGAGCCGGCACTCTTCCGCGGCCACATGGCTGCCAACCTCCAACGCATCGCCAACAAGGCCGCCTCAACCATCGAGCAAGGTCTGGATGCTCTTGAGGGTGCGGATGTTAAACCAAGTTTACTGGCGGGAATTTCCGTTGCTTTGGGGATAATCCTCGATAAACAATCGGCGATGCTAGGTGAAACCACGGTCCAGGTGGTCGAGCACAGGCTGAAGGTCGACGCGGACGCCATTTCCCGCATGATCAGCGTAAAACCATTACAAGTTGTTACAGAGCAGGAGGATATCATCGATGTTGCGTAGAACATTAGACATAATCATTATTGTGCGAAGTCACTTTTTTCCTGATCATTCACCGGCTTCGCTGAAATTTCAAGCTGGTCAGGCGGGGGGGGGGAGTCCCAGCAGCCGGCGGCGAGCGCGACGCGACGCATTCACTCAACCGAAATTTTTTCATAAAAGCGCCTTCTTAGCTCAGTTGGTAGAGCACCTGTTTTGTAAACAGGCGGTCACAGGTTCGAGTCCTGTCGAAGGCTCCATCTAAAAACCACTGCGATGCGTGGACCAGAAACAGAAGATGAAGATGACGAAGAACAAAACCCAATTGAAACATGAGCGAACCTAAAAGTGTAATCAGAGAAATTGAACTGTGCGTGAAGATTGGCCTGCCGCGTCCGGTGGTCACGAAGATGCGCCAAGATAATTTGATACAGGGCTGGGACTGGTTCTACAGCGCGAGGCCGAAGGCGGTGTGCTACACGGAGGCTGGGCTGACTAAGATGGAGAAGCTGATCAGCACGGAGATTCCTAAGGAGGCTCCGGTGGTGCAGAAGTGGCTGGCGAACGGCATGATTCCCAAGATCTCTGCGAATGGGCTGATCCTCACGAAGGGTCGTCCGGGCTGGTGGACGGAGGAGGAGGCGGTGGTGGTTGGGAATGCGTTTGCGAACCGCAAGGCGATCAGGGTGCGCTGGAATGATCGTGAGGTGATCTGCCGCGTTAAGAATGCGTTGGGCTTCGCGATTGGCATGGTGATACCGGTGCGGACCTACGAGCACATCTTGGTCTCTGCGCGGCAACCTCGGGCGCCTGGGCGTTGGTAATCCTATGAATCACGCAACCACAGCATCGCAGTTAGTTCTAGGTGATCGCAACGCGACCTACGGAGATCCGGTGGATGACTACACGAAGGTGGCGAAGGTATGGTCTGGCCTGCTGGCGCCGGCACTGAAGCGTGATATCACCGCGCAGGAAGCCATCCTGATGATGGTGGGTCTGAAGCTATGCCGAGAGGTACACACGGCGAAGCCCGACAACATAATCGACGCGCACGGATATTTGCTCTGCTACGAGTGGGCCAGGAGTGGCGTGCGTCCGAACAATTTAGATTAACCGTTACCAAACATGAAAGATAACTACAATAATTATAGAGAAAAACCACTCAGCAAGATGGCCGAGTCGATGGCTCACGAACGCGATGAGGCTCGGTACGAGAAGACGATTGGTCTGAAGGGCAGCGCGAAGACCAAGTACGTTAAGGAGAAAATTAAGTACTCCAAGGATATGCGCTCCATGTACGACTGATGCAGGCCGACATCCCAAAGTTTGCGCTGGGTGACCTGATCTTTCACCGCACCGAGGAAAGCCCCGGCGTCGTGATTGGCATCATCTACCGTCCCGGCAACTCGATGTTCTATCAGGTGGTCTGGCAGGATAGATCCACAAACGACCACTACGAGTGCGAACTTACAAGGGAGCGGCCATTCTTTAGCTCAGTCGATAAATCAGATTAACTACACCGCCATGATCTACATCATCCTGCCCACCCAACTCAAGCCAGAGCCTGACACGCTGCACGCCGACGATGACGTGAGCTTTCACTTTGTGGGTGGACGCCTCCGCCACTACAACAGCTTTGAGGATGCGCGTGAGGACGCCATCGAGATGTCGGATCAGGAGGGCATCCCCTACTCGGTCTTCAAGTTTGATACCTGCCTAGAGGCCACAGACCACCGCGAAATATTTTTATCATGAAATCACAGCTAATGTTTATTTGGGCTAGAATTATTTTATTTGTGTCAAAGCCGCTGGGCCACCTTGCCGAGTGCTTGGATAACTACGCGGTCAAGTTGGCCGTCAAGGCGGTGCAGATCAATAAGCCCAAGATGAACCTTGAGGAGCTGCTCAAGTTTAATTCGGTCTTTGAGGCCGAGAAGGAGGCGTACATCAACGAGTGGATGCCGAGCGGTAAGCTGGGCTGGCCAGAGGGTGACGTTGAGGCTTACCACGCGAGCATCGGAATTGAGCCGGTCGCATCTGCGCCGTCCCACCGCCGCAAGGCTCGCAGGAAGGCCAAGAAATGATTGAGCCTGACAGCAAGCTACTGGGCTACGTCCCGACACCGCACCCGGTGATGCCCAGCCCCACGCTGGAAGACATCAAGCGGATGGTGGCGGAGCATGGTGCGGAGGAGACGGCACTCAGGTTGCAGTTGCGTGAGGACAAGATCGTGGCCGAGAAACAAGATCCGTACCGTCACGGGTACGAGCCGTCGCACTGGAAGGTGGCGGACGAGCTGCTGACCAAGTACCGCGACGTGCTGATCATGGGAGGAAACCGCGCCGGCAAGACCGAGTGGGCGGCGAAGCGTGCCGTTAATTTGCTGGTCGCAAAGCCCGAGTCCCGCGTGTGGTGCCTGCACACTACGAACCAGTCATCGATTCAGATGCAGCAACCTATAATATGGAAATATTTACCGCCTGAGTATAAGGCTGCCCGTAAGACAAAGATTACAAACGTGGCCTACACCCAGAAGAATGGGTTCTCGGAGAACTCTTTTGTGCTGCCCAACAAGTCGCAGGCGTTCTTTATGAACTACGCGCAGGACAAGCGCGTGATCGAGGGCGGCGATTGCGACATGATCTGGTGCGATGAGTTGGTGCCGCTGGACTGGATCGAGACGCTGCGCTACCGGCTGGTGACCCGCAACGGTCTAATCATCGTGACGTTCACGCCGGTCACGGGATTCACGCCTGTCGTCAAGGAGTACGTCTCGGGGTGCAAATTTCTTAAGGCCAGGAAGGCCGAGCTGCTGCCGAACAAGATCAACGTGCCGGGCCTGCCCAAGGGCGCGATGCCTTACACCGCGAAGGCGCACGGTCGCCACTCAGGCATCTGCTGGTTTCACTCTGACCTCAATCCTTACTCGGACTGGAATGTGATGAAGCGCACGCTGGATGGCCGCGGCGAATACGAGCTAAAGATCCGCGCCTACGGATGGGCGGAATCGCTGACAGGTTCACAGTTCCCAAAGTTCTCCGAGGCCAATGTAATTTCTCCTGACAAGGTTCCGACTAGCGACGTGACCAACTACATGGTGGTCGACCCAGCGGGAGCCAGAAATTGGTTTATGCTCTGGCTGCGCGTCGATAGCTTAGGCCGCAAATTTATTTACCGTGAGTGGCCCGACATGATGGTGGGCGAGTGGACGCTGCCGGGCGAGAAGAAGGACGGCAAGATGGGCATCGGGCAGAAGAACGGCGCAGGCCGCGGCACGTCTGACTACAAGCAACTCATCCGAGACTTGGAGGGCAAGGAGAAGATCTTTGCACGCTACATCGACCCACGCGCCGGCGCCACACAGGCCGCGGGTAAGGATGGCGGCACGTCCATGATTGACCTGCTCGGCGACGAGAGCGAGGGCAACGATGGTATGTGGTTTGAGCCAGCCGCCGGCGTCCGCATCGACGAGGGCGTTGGCCTGATCAATGACTGGCTCTCTTGGAATCAGAACCTGCCAAGGACGGCAGAGAACGAACCAAATCTCTACGTCTCATCCGACTGCGAGAACTTAATTTATTCTTTGAGGGAGTGGACCGGCGAGGACGGCGACAAGGGCGCAAGCAAGGACCCAATCGACTGCCTGCGCTATCTGGCCGTCATGGACCCACAACACCACAACAACACCGCATTCGCCGTTGCCGGCGGCGGTTCCTACTAATGAGCGAACAATTTCCAATTTTACTAAACCGCAAGCAGGCCAGTCTTCTCACCGGACTCGACGAGAAGTACTTCGATCGTCTGCGCAGAGAGAACAAGCTGCGCACCTACAAGACGCTAGGCGGCACCCACAGATTTTTCCGCGCCGAAGTTCTTAAACATATCGGCGTAGAATTTACACCCAACAATCAAACACCACAATAATGGACTACAAAGTATCACCTAACAATCCTACGCAGGACGGTCTCGTTAACGCGAGCGACACGCCTGACGTAATTTATCTGGCGCGTGAATTTCAGCGCAGCCTCTACAACGGCAACAACAATGTGCGCTTCGACAACTCGGACTCGATCCGCTACGCTCGCTGGCCTGGGCAGTCTGACGACGGCAAGAAGTGGTCTAACCTCAAGGGCGAGGGCGACCAAGTGTTCCCGTTCGAGGGCGCCTCTGACGTTCGCATCCGCCTCGTTGACTCCACGATCAATGAGCTGGTGGCCACACTCACGACCGGCTTCGAGCGTGCAACCATCAAGGTCGCCGGCATCGACGTGCAGGACGCATCGCCTGCCGCTGCCGCAACGTCGCTGATGACGTGGCTCCGCGAGAATAAATTGAAGGTTGAGCTAGAGCGTGAGGCCGAACTCATGGCGCAGTACACACACCAGTACGGTTGGTCTGTTGCCCACGTCTGCTGGGATCAGAAGATCGCTTCGCGTATGCAGCCGATCACGATGCAGGAAGTCGCGCAGATTGCACAGCAGGCTGCACAGCGAGATCCTAACAGCATCCTCGCGACCATCCCACAGATGATTATGGACGAGGCCAGCGAAGGCCAAGCAGCCGAGATCATCACGCTGCTGTTGCCTGACATGAAGATTTCTGACGCCAAGAAATTTGTTCGCGACCTACGCACGACCGGCGAGGCCGAGTACGAGGAGGAGTATGTTCAGAAGAATCTGCCGAGCGTTACCGCGCTCCGTCCGTTCTCTGAGATCGCACTGCCGCCCGAGACGACTGACCTGCAACGCGCCCGTGTTATCTTCCGCCGCGAGTTCATGACAGAGGTCGAACTTCGCGCCAAGATTAACGATGAGGGCTGGGACAAGGATTTCGTTGAGGCCGCGGCAACAACTCAGGGTCGCCAGTTCTGGCTGACCAATGACTTCGCCAGCATCTCACCACCCGACATTAATCCTGTGGGCATCCTGCGCACCGATCACTTGATCGAGGTTGTCCACGCATACAGCCGCCAGCTTAACGACAAGGGCGTCCCAGGCATCTACTACACGGTATTCTCCAGCATGGTCGAGAGCGACCTGTACGCCAAACACGAACTGCTCGACTACGCTCACGGCAAGTACCCGTTCGTTGAGTATCGCTCGGAACGCCTGCGCCGCTCAATCATTGCGAGCCGTGGCGTGTCAGAGCTTGGCATGACAGATCAGGAAGAGATCAAGGCCCAGCACGATTCCATCCGTGACCGCACCGCGTTCACCACGATGCCTCCGCTGCTGGTCAAGAAACGCATTGGACAGATCAACAAGATCGGTCCAGGCGTGCAGGTTCCGGTCACGCAGTCCGACGACTTTAGCTGGATGCCACCGCCGTCTGCTTCCATCATGGAGGCCAAGACCGTCATCGACATGGTGGACGCACGTCACGCCAACTACTTTGGCCTCACGCACGCATCGGTTCCCGCGGTCAAGACTCAGGTGCTACAGCAGAAGATGCTCAACAACTGGTTCTGCACATGGTCTGAGGTCTTCTCGCAGATGTTCCAACTCTGCTGCCAGTACATGACCGAGGAAGAGATTGTCCGCATCGCTGGCCAACCACTGCCGAAGCGCATCAGCGAAATCGCAGGTCAGTTTGACTTCATTTTGAAGTTTGATGTCCGCGAACTCGACAATGAGTTTGTGATGAAGAAGCTGCAATCGATTTCTCAGTTCGTTGTTCCTCTGGACGCCGGCGGAGAGATTGATCGCAACAAACTTGTCAAGCTGCTCGTCGGTGCAATTGCGCCAGATGCCGCCTCCGAGATCCTCATCAACAAGGAGGGCGCCAGCCAGCAGATGTTCCGCCAAGTTCAGTCTGACATTGGCCTGATGATGTTGGGCAACGAGGCACTCTACACCGAGAACGATCCAACGGCAGCGATGAAGTTGCAGTACACTGAGCAAATCATTAAGGCCAACCCAAAGGCGCAGCAGGCTGCGCAGGGAGATCCGCAGTTCAAGCAGTTGCTTGAGAACTACGTCAAGAACCTTCAGATGTCGCAATCGCAGCAACAGAATAAACAAATCGGACGGATCGGGGTCGCTCCCGTTCAAGGCCAGCAGCAATGATACAACCAAAACTAGTCGAGGGATTCGGTTTCACGGGAACCAATGCAACTTGGGATGCCGTCATGGGCGTCCTTGACGAGTCTGTGGCAATCGAAACTGAGACTGCCATATCTCGCGAAACCATCGGCGAGGATCGCATCCACGCATCCGGTCGCGCAGAGGCGCTCAATGACTTTAAGTTATTGTTGGCGCAACTGCGCGATCAGGCGCGGCAGTCGCAAGGTCTGTGATGCTAACTAAACATAGGCGAACATGGTGTGAGTTAACAGACATCATGAGTACCTATTGCGCAGAAAAACTTTAATAGGTTATATAGCACAACGGGCTTTCCTAGTTGCGCCCCTGAGCAACTTTGCACGGTCATCCTGGTGACCACAAAAACACCATGCAAGATAGCACAGTTCAAGAATCAACGGCGGCGGCAACTGGGACGACCTCCGACACACCATTGAAAACCCCAGTAGCAGAAAAGTTCGGTCAACTCGATGAAGCAAAGCTCACTGCGCTGATTCGAGGATCTCTGATGTCCGAACCATCGGAGCAGGAAACTTCCAAGCCTGCCAAGTCTGATAAAACAGACGAGGAAACAACGGAGGAAATAACGTCCGAGGAGAGTCCGGTAAATACCGAACCGACCGAAGACAAAAAAGATCTTTCTCAAGACGTCGAAGACGCTGACAACAGCGAATCCGAAGATGGCTCCGAAGAGGAAATCCACGAACTCCCCAAGGGTGTTAAGAAGAAACTCTCAAAACTTTCTGCTGCAAAGCGTGAGTTGGAAGAGAAACTCAAGACACTTGAAAGCGAGACCGTGGCCCTCAAACAGAGACTCGAGTCTAATCCTGTCACCCAACCGGCTATTGCGCCAGTCCCAGGCAATCCCTATCTCCACCTTGACACACAATCAGCAGTGGAAGCAGAGATCGCTCAGGCCAGACGTGTGCGTCGGTGGGCGGAAGAGAATCCAGACGGTGCTACAATTACTGACCAACAAGGTAAGGAATTGGAGTACAGTTCGGAGGAAGTCCGCCGTATAAGGTTAAATGCTGTAGATGCTCTCGAAGAGCACCTTCCCCGACAACTGCAATATGTGCATACGAGGACACAACTTGAACCACAAGTTGACAGTACATATAACTGGTGGAAGGACAAAACTTCTCGCGAATACAACCAAGCTCAAAATATCTTGCAAGCATTTCCCGAGGTCAGAAAGTTTCCCGATTACAAATTGTTTATTGGGGACTATATGAAGGGTGCTCAGGTACGCGAAGCAGACTACTCCAAGCAGAAGCAGGCGGCAACAAAAGCGGTGGTTAAAAAAGCACCATCGCAGCCGAACAAACCAGCATCTGTTCCTGCGCCTATCAGCAAAGATAGCGCACGGTCACAGGAGGCGTCCGCTGCTATGCGTAAGTCGCCATCACAGGAATCGCTCAAGAAGGTGCTTCTCTCCTCGTTCTTGTAATATTTAGGAATTACTACAATGGCTCAATTATACGAACGCTCACAAATTGGTAAACGCGAAGATTTAGCTGATTATATCAGCCTAGTGGATGCGAAAGACACGCCCTTCGTTTCCATGTCTCCGAAAGGAAGTAAACCCGGCAACACATATATGCAGTGGCAGGCGGATAACTTCCCCGCCGCTGTTACAACTGGCACGGTTGACGGTACAGACGTGACCAGCGGCGACTACCAGAATCTTAATTCTGGCCGCGCTGTTCTGGCCAACTATGTACAAGTATTCCGTCGCCCAGTTCGCGTGTCGCCCCTCTCGGTGGATGTTTCCGTCGTTGCGGGTCTTCGCGATGAACTCGCCGGCATGGTCGCCAAGGGCATTGTCGCCCTCAAGCGCGATATGGAAAGCACTTTCCTGTCCGCTAACGATGGCCAAGCCGACAACGGCACGGTCGCGTACCTCACAAAGGGTATGGGTTCTTGGGTAAGCACAAGCGGCGGCAGCGTTCCTGCTGTCCCTGCAGCTTTCCGTACTCCTTCGGGCAGCATCAAGGGCGGGTCTGCCGCCACATCGACTCTCGACGAGTCAATGGCTCAGGATATGCTGTCTTCAATCTGGAATAATACTGGCACATATCGCGACTATGATGGCATCGTCTCAAGCCAAGTTAAGCGTGCCTTCACAAACCTGCTCTTCACCACCGGCACAACTGCTGCCGCCACTGGTGCAATTGCAGCCAGCACGATCCGCACGTTCAGCCGCGAGGCCGGTGCTGATGCTTACGTCTCCAGCGTTGATGTGTTCGAGGGTGACTTCGGTCGCATTCGCCTGCATCCTGATGCGTTTGCCCCTAACTACAAGGGCTACGTCATCCCGATGGACTTGGTTGAAATCCGCTACTCGAGCCTCCCAGAGGTTCGTGATCTCCCCGATTACGGTGGCGGTCCTGCGCGTCTCATCGAGGCCGTTGCTGGTCTCGTCGTGAAGAATCCTCTCGCCTTCGGCAAGTTCGACTTCACTTCCTAATGTTAGCGAACATCCCCACTGAGTTAGTCAAGCCAATGCTTGAAGAATTCAAGCGGGGGTGGCATCGGGAAAAATTGCTCGGCAGAGTCGAAGCCAAGAAGCTCTCTGTCGGTGCTAAGGGTTATCATCGGGGCGTAGATGGCGTAGGTCGTCTACGCGCCCGAATCCCTGCTTCATCGTTCCATTACTGGGGTCAACGCTTAGGCTATGACTGCTGGAAGGACGAAACATTTCTTAAAAACTATCTCAAAGATAACGATCTAGAGGTAAAGGGCGGCAGAACAAAGCTCATGGTTGGATATGGTAAATCTACCAGCGAATCCTCCATGACAATTTTCGATCAATTCGGACGACCAACTTCTTAATGCTCACGGTCAACTACGGTCTACTTCTCTATCGGTTCTGTCAATTGACGGGGCTTGATCGTGCCAATATTACATCGCAAGACTTTGCCATGTTCAGAGACCTGTCCAATGGCCGTCTCAAGAGGATCTGGGAGGCTCAGACGTGGCCCGATCTTATTCGTACAAGCACGCCTCCTGGCGAGACCGTCAACACGGACGCAAACGGAGTCAGAACGGTAACACTTCCGGTCGATGCGGACGAAGTTTTATCTGTTTACAACAGCGATCCACGCCTAAACACAAGGGCGCGGCTCGTTAAATATTTTCTATATAACGATAGCACGGCGCGGTACATTAATATCATGGAGGCGGCAGACCCGATCTTCATCGAGTACAGTATCAAGCGGCCTGCTCTATTTGGCGATGCGTACAGCGCAACCGCAACCTACTCAGTTGGCTCGCAGATCTATTTTGATACGTCCACCAACAGTGGATCGTTTCAGCCAGACTCTGGTAAGCAGCCGGCAGGTAACTTCTATACTTGCCTAATTGCTACAACAGCAGGCCAGTCGCCTTTTTCTAATGCAGCGAACTGGTCGATCATTGAAATCCCAGACTTCACTGGCGAGTACCTTGTCCGTTCATGTCTTGCAGACTACCTTCGCGGTGAGGGTCAGTACGAGCAGGCTATGGCCGCGGAACAGGATGCTGAAACAACTAAACAATATGAGGCTGATAAACTCCTTCGCGCAGAGGGTCAAGTTCGTCGCCTTTCCGTCTTCACCTACTAAATTATAATATCATGGCATCAAACGTCAAAGTCTCAAACCTTCAGCCTAAGCCCCACCAAGGTCAGTTGCTGCAAGAAATCGCCGTCAGCACAAGTGCTGTCGGCTTCACCAATAATTTTGACATCGATAGCGCATATATGCTGTTTGAGGTCAAATTGGCCAGCGTGTACGTCACGTTCGATGGCAGCACACCCAGCGCCACCAATGGACACAGCTATGCGGCTGGATATCGTGATTTCTGGTCGCGCAATCAGGCAATCTTTGCCAAGTTTATTCAAAATTCTGGCGCGGCTCGCGTCATCGTGTCTCCGTTTACGGACTAATAGACGCCAATGCGCGTTTTGTTAAATCAGTTAAGAAGAATTCCTCGCTTCTTTTCTTTTTTGAAACAGGAAACCGGCTACCGAATCCTCTTAGAGGACGGTGGCAAAATCATTGTTGAGTAATGTCTACCGATCTTAAAATTTCACAGCTCACGCCGGCTACAACCGTCAACACGAATGACTTCACGGTCATGGTCGACGGCAACACGTCGGCCAATAAGCGAGCAACGGTAGCGCAGATTCTGGCCATCGCGGGTGCCGGGACCGTGACGAGCATAAACGTGTCGGGCGCCAATGGGATTAATTCTTCCGGTGGTCCCATCAGCTCAAGCGGGACCATTGCCTTGAGTCTTGGTGCCATCACGCCCACGTCGATTGTGGCCTCGGGTACGATCAGCGGGTCCAATCTTTCTAATACGAACACGGGCGATCAGGCAATCACCATAGTGGGAGACGTAACTGCGCCGGCCTCGACAGGCACGCTGACAACCACGTTAGCCAATTCCGTTGTAACAAACGACAAGTTGGCCGACATGGTTGGACCTACTGTCAAGGGTCGCACGTCAGGCACCGGCATCCCACAAGACCTGTCAACGGCTCAAATAACGGCCATGCTGCCCGAGATGGTGGCCGACAGTGGCACAGGTGGTACAAAGGGTCTAGTTCCGCCTCCTACGGCTGGTTCTGCTGCTGCCAAGAAATTCTTGCGTGCAGACGCCACTTGGGTTGCTACGGATCTCAATGACATCCTACCAACTCAGAGCGGAAACATTGGCAAAGTCCTACAGACTAACGGCACGACCACATCCTGGCAGGCTGTCGGTGTCGGTAGCGTGACTAACGTGTCGGTAACTACGGCCAATGGGGTTAGCGGTACGGTAGCGAATAGCTCAACCGTTCCAGCGATTAGTCTTACACTAGGCGCCATCACGCCGACCTCCGTAAATTCTGTGGTGATGTCTGGCTCTTCCACGCCGACCTTGGCCGTCACGGGGACTAGCTCGATTTCTAATGCCAACACTGGCGACCAGACGACAATTACAGGTAATGCCGGGAGCGCGACCATTCTTCAGACTGCACGCGCCATCAACGGCGTAAATTTTGACGGCTCCGCCGCAATTACGGTTACCGCCGCAGGATCTACGTTGTCTGACACGGTTCCGATTGCGAAAGGCGGGACGGGTCAAATTACGGCGCAGGCGGCGCTCAATGCGCTGCTGCCGAGCCAGACCGGTGCAAGCGGAAAGAATCTACAGAGCGACGGCACCAATGTCAGCTTCGTGGCCGACGCCGGCGGCACGGTGACATCTGTTGCGGCTACCGCTGGCACGGGAATCAGCGTGTCGGGTAGTCCTATTACTACCAGCGGCACGCTCACCATCACCAATACGGCGCCAGATCAGACCGTGGCCATTGCTGCCGGCACGGGTATATCTGTCAGCGGCACCTATCCTAGCTTTACGGTTACAAATAGCTCTCCCTCGTCTGGCGGCACGGTCACCAGCGTGGCCGCTACGGTGCCAAGCGTATTCTCAATTTCTGGCAGTCCTATTACAGGCGCAGGCACGCTGGCCATGACATATTCTGGCACGGCCTTGCCAGTCGCCAACGGCGGCACCGGAGTCACAACCTCCACAGGCACAACCAACGTAGTGCTGTCAGGCTCGCCCACAATCACTACACCAGTTATTGCCCAAATCAATGACGCGAATGGTAATGCCACTGTCAAACTGACAGGTATAACAAGTGCAACGGATTACTTAGAAATAAAAAACGCAATTGGCGTTGGAAGTCCGCTTCACATTATTGCTGAAGGCGCAAGCGCAAGCATCGGCCTGCATTTGCAGCCGAAGGGAACTGGGCTTTTAACAATCAGCGACGGCGTAGATTTCAATAAAGGTATTCGCTTCCGCAGTTCGTCGAGCGCAACCAGCGCGGTTACATTGATTGACGCAGTCTCAACCGCAGGCAGAGTCATTACGCTGCCAGATGCCACGGATACGCTAGTTGGCCGCGCTACTACAGACACGCTGACGAACAAAACCATCACAGGTGGAATTCTGAACGGCACGCTGGGTGCCACCACACCTAGCACGGTAGCTGGGACGACTGGGACGTTTAGTGGAAAGATTATAGTAGGCGGAGTTTCAGGTGCTGATGCTACTGCCAATGCGGAAATTTATGGTTCTGTTTCAGCAGCTCTTTTTCCAACTTTATTTGTAAATGGAGCGGCAACAAATACCTCAAATGAAGTTGGATTAACATTTCAAGCACTCACCACAACTAGCCAATCTTCAATAGCACGAATACAGTGTAATTTTACTAATAACACTCACGCAACACGAACGGGCCAGCTCAACTTTTATGTCGCTAATAGTGGCGCACCAAGCCTTGTTGGTTCCTTTACCTCCACTGGCCTAAACTCCACGGCCATCGGAGCGACCACACCGTCCACGGGGGCGTTTACGACGATTAGCTCAACTGTTGCTGGCGGACAAGCTAGAACGCTAGCATCCTCGACAGCTACTGGTGTTTATGAACGAGTGGTTGTTAATAGTGTTACTAAGGGATATTGGGGAACAGCTGACCAAACAGTTGGCGGTGCTAGTGTTAATGACTTAGGGATTACGGCAATTAACAATTTATTATTAAATTCGGGTAGTGGTATGATAACTGTTGGTGGAGGAGGCGCGGCAATCACAGGGACTTTGTCGGCCACGGGGTTAACTACGCTCGACTTAGGAACTGGGACATTACCTGCGCTTATTAATGGGTCACAATCTCTCCGTTTATCTCAAGCGAATGATGTCTCGACAGGGATGCAAGCAGATACGTTTGGAAGTGCTACTGGGTTTCAATTATACGCTCGTCAAGCAAGCGGGACAAGAGCAGCTCCTTCTGCGACAAGTTCGGGGAGAGCTATTTTAGATATTCTTGCGTATGGCTATACAGACGCTCTTAGGACTGCACCAAATGCGCGTTATCAAATTATAGCAAAAAGTTTATGGAGTGCAACAAACGCCGAAACTCAGCATATATGGTATTCCACGCCTAGCGCGAGTTTAACTAATGCCGTTGTAATGACTCTAGATTCCACTGGCCTCGAAATCACAGGGAAGTTGTCGTCTACAGCCGCAAGTAATATATTTACTTTTGTAAATTCTACTGCTGGAAGTGCAACAAATAAAATTTCATTTGGCGTTACCACCAATGAATATTCGTTTATTAACTATAGCGATACTACTGGGTATCTTTCTATTGGGCAGCCATCAGGCAGGTCTTATGGTGTGAATATACAGACTAACGGCGCAAATGTTGGAGTGTTCACCGCTGCTGGCCTCGCGGTCACTGGGGCGATTAGCAGCACGGGAAATACTACGCTTGCATCCTCTAGTAACAAAGTGTTCATGTGCGGCTCAACAGCTTCAGTCAGTGTTGAAAGAGCATTGATGCAATTTGATGGGTCTGGCGCGTATGGATTTGGAATTAAATGCACCAGTGCCACTGGCAGCCACATGAGATTTTATAACTCAAGTGGAACGGATAATGGATATATTTATTCTACGAATTCCACCACGATGGTTTATGGTTCAGCATCGGATGGAAGGCTTAAAACAAATATCCGCCCACTAAACGACAGTGGTTCTATTATTGATGCTATTCAGCCTCACATTTTTGATTGGAAGCACGGCGAGACATTGAATTGTCACGGTTTTATTGCTCAAGAATTAAACGAAGTATTCCCAGAAGCAGTCGTTGCAGGAGATGATGACGAAGATGTTATTAAAAGTACATGGGGAATTGATCCAGCTAAACTTGTTCCAGTGCTCGTAGCCGAACTGCAATCCCTCCGCAAACGCCTCGCCACCCTAGAATCCAAATGAGCTACGACCCTCTCAGCATTGATATAAATTTATGAATCCACGCAATCTACCATGCAATAGTCCGAGACGTGACATCAAGGGCGGCAAGAAGTCCGTCGTCAAAGCCTGCCAGAACGGACAGGAAAAAATTGTGCGCTTCGGAGACGCCAACATGAAGATCAAGAAATCGTCTCCCGCTCGCAAGAAAAGCTACTGCGCACGTTCTGGCGGCATCAAGGGAACGTCCAACAAGCTGTCCGCTAATTATTGGTCGCGCAAGGCATGGTCATGCTAAACACAAACCAATAGAAATTTAACTTAAAATCAAATGGCACAGATCCAAAAAGGCACAACGTACACGGCAGGCTCACCCCTGAACACCGTATCGTACACCAATCTAAACGCTCACGTTGACTCAGCGATCCTGTTGCCTGGTGCCATCACAGACCAGACCGCTAAGGCGGTTCCAGTCGCCGCTGATACTATCTTGCTGCACAGCGCCGCCGATACCGCACTGCGCAAGTCAACCATCACGCAATTGTTTGCCTCGCCGCAGCCTATTGGTGCGACTACTGCCACAAGCATTGCAGCCACCACCATCACAGCCTCTGGCGCCATTACCGGGAACCTTACCGGAACCGTGACCAATGGCGTAGTCACCACTGGATCGTATGCCAACCCAGCGTGGATCACATCGTTGGCCAACGCCAAGATTACCGGACTTGGTTCGATGGCACTTAATACGCTTTCCGTTGTTGAATCTATTTCGGTCAATGCGAATCAGACCGGAACATCCACGGGTGCCGCGCTTATTTTTAATACGCCAGGTGCGCCCACTGTTAATTTGACTGTAGGAAAGTGGCTGGTCATGGGAACCTGCACATCGCGGGTCAATGACGTGGCCTGCGAAGCCAAACTAGAATTCTGCGATGTCGCAGGAGCGAATGTGTTTGGTTTTGGCTCTTCGGGTCTGCTACCAACATCGCGTGACAATGTCGCGGTTATGGGGTATAAGGTGGTGGCCTCAGGCACATTTGATGTCTACTTCAAGGGTACGCCAGAGGCCGGCTCTACCATCAATTTAGGGTCAGCTAGTACCGTGGCTCACGCCGGCGGAATTATCGCATTTAAACTCGAATAACATGAATCCAGAACAAGCCATCCAAATCCTGTCACAAGTTGCTTTCGCTCACGTTGGCACACGCAAAGATCACGAAGTGATCGAGGCCGCGCTCAAGGTGCTATCTGAACTGGTTAAAAAACCACACGACAATGCCCCACCAAATGAATGACAACATTAAGGGCTTCCTCGGCACAGTTGCGAGCGGTGCAGCTGGAGTTGTTGGATGGCAGAGCAATCTAGAGTTCTGGCTGAAAATCCTGTCGCTCTTCGTCAGCATCGCGGCGGGTGTCCTAACCATCGTCCACTACGCTAAGAAGAAATAATGCCACTAACAAACACATACCTAGTCGAGGGTGAGAACGGTTTTATCGGGATGCAGTCCCGCAATAATCCGCTCGAACTAAAGGCAGGCTACGTTCAACTGTCGCAGAATATGCGCCTTGACCGTGGCACGGCTGCTGTGCGACTAGGCATGAAGCGTCTAACCTCTGGCGCGTCCATCGGTGTGAATATTTACGGGTCCAGCACCTTCTCAACCAGCACCGGCACAGAGTACATCATACTGCTGACCGGCAGCGGTCTGTTTTCGTATAATACGTCAACCCTCTCTATCGGTAGCATTATTAACTACCCAACAGGTCGCACGATTACTGCCACCGACAACGTAGACATCGTGCAGGCCAACAACGTGGCCTACATCTTCCGGGGTCAGGGCGACGCGCTGAAGACTGTCACCAGCATCACTCGCGTCACGACAACAGCCACAGCTACGATCACGGCGCACGGTTACGCAAACGGCGACGAGGTGATTATTACGGGATCAAACCTCACTCAATACAACGGATCGTATGTGATTTCTAATATCACTGCCAATACCTTTGACTACACGATGGCGAGCGATCCCGGCGCATCCTCTGGCGGCACACCAGTGTGTCAGAAGGGCAAGGCTCCCCTCGTCTGGGATGGCGCCACCACGATTACGGTTGTCCCACAGGGCGTCAGCACACCCGGCGCTGAGAATATGCCGACGACAGACTTTGGTCTGTACTTTAAGAATCGGTTGATCCTCAAGCAGGCGCGTGACTCAATCTGCGCCAGCGACTACCTAGACTACAACACATGGGACCTAGATTTCCAGCAGTTCGTAATCAACCTTGGTGCAAACGATTTCATCGTTGGATTCCAACCTTGGCAGGAAGATAAGTTCATTATCTTTCAACGTAACTCGATGTACTACGCTTACGTCGATCCAAACGGCTACACCGCCGGCGCAGCCCCAGGCTCAACCTCGTTCATCCAGTCTCTCACGTCAGAGTTTGGCTGCTCCGCTCGGCGCTCTATCGTCAACGCCGGCGAATACATTTTCTTCCTTTCAGACAACGGCGTGTACCTACTCAATCCTAGCCTAGATCTAAAGCTGCTAGGTAACACGACCCCACTGTCTGATCCTATCTCAGACGTTATCGCCAGAATTAACACGACCGCGGTCAGCAAGGCTGTCGGCAAGGTGTTTAATAATCGCTACTATTTAGCCATCCCAATCGATGGTTCGACTAGGAACAATGCGGTCATTGTGTACTCCCTGCTCAACAAGGCATGGGAATCGGTCGATACGTTCCCTGTCGGAATGTACGTCGATAGCATGGCAATCGCTCTGTACGGGCAGGCCAAGCGCCTCTACTTCATCAACCAAGAGTACGGCATCTTCCTGAGCGAGGAGTTGGCCTACGATGAACTAACCGACAGCACAGGTGCGCCCGTGCTTCCGTTTGTTCTGCCAGCGGTAATGACGACCTCATTCCAGCCCAACGCTATCGCCGGGCAGATCCTGACCCGCAGATATTTCTACGACACCTACGCCTCGAAACGCTTCAGCTACGCGGAGGCAGATCTGAACTGCAACGCCGGCGACTCGATGACGATCACGGCCATCGCCAC